TCAGCAAACTCAGCCAGACTGCCCGCTTGAACAACACCATCAATGTCCGAAGGGGTAATTGCGTCATCAAGAGGGAAATGCGGGATTTTCAGCAACAGCGAATCGTGTTGACGACCTGCGATGGTTTGGTTACGTTCACCCCAGTTACGATCTTCCAGCAAGTGGTTGCCGCGAGTGGAACGAACAATCTCAATGTGCTTTTGAGTGGAGTAAGTATCTTGGAAGATACCCAGAGCATTGGTGATACCAACGGTGTTAGGAACAACAATCAGGGAGTCAGTGCGGTCTACAACCTTACCCGGATTAGTGCGGTCTAGTACAATTGCCATAGTATTTATAATTCCTTAAAAGAAGTAGGCTGTAATTAAACAGGTAGACTTAAACAGTCTTGAGAACTTGGATGCCTTGTTGTTCAAGCAGGCCCTTCAGGGTTTCAACTTGAGCATCATTGAGGTCAGCACCACCAGTGGCAGCAGTGGATTGAGCAACTTGTTTGATGTAGTATTCTTTCAGTTGCAAAGCACCCGAAGTACCAACAAAACCAACAGCGTTATAACGACCAGCGGCAATTGCACGAGCAACGAACGAAGGGTTGAACGAGAAATGATCACCGTAAACAACGGCAAATTCATTAGTCAGAACCAGAGGAGTAGCAGAAGCCAGCACAGTCCAAGGTGCAGTCAGATCAGCAGACTTTGCACGATAAACTACAGTACCCAACAGGACAGGGGAGGCAGGAGGAGTGATGTTCAGGTCACGACGGCTGTAACCAACCGAGGGGTCCATCTCATGGACAACGAGGTCAGAGAAGCGTTTTACGAAAGTACCAGCAACGAAAGGCATATTTGATTCCTTTAAAGTGTATTAACTAAGGGCTATTAAGCCAGACCGAGTTTTTGTTTGATTTGATCTTCGGTAGAAGTTTTAGCTTTCGAGGTAGTCTCTACAACGGCTTCAGTACCTTGGTCGCCAATCTCTGTAAACATATCAGATGCTTCAAGAGCTTGTTTCTGTGCAGCAAAACCACTCAGAACAGTTTCAAATGCCGAGTCGTCAAGGCTAGACAGAGAAGCAGAAACAGCTTCCAGTTTGTCAGCACTCATTACAACGGCAAGTTTGGACTTACGAGCGTCCATTTTAACGGCTACAGCAGCAGCTTCAGCAGAGGCTACAGCTTCTTTCATCTGTGCAACTTCTTGGAGTGCAGCAGACAACAGGGTTTCTTTTTCAGCAAGCAGCAAAGAAGCAGCTTCGAATTTAGAGGTAAGATCAGAAACACTCAATTGAGCGCCCTGAAGTTGTTCTTGCAGATCGGCAAGTTGAGTCATTTCTAGAGTTTCCTCGGTTTTATTAAATTGGGCAAACAGTTTGGTTTTTAACATACCACCTTCTTGTTTTTGAGCTGTATCAGCCAAATGTGTGTAAAACTCTTCAAGAGTCATAACACGGTCAGCTAGTCCAAGCTCAATAGCTTCTTTTGGCAAGAAGGTACGCGCCTGTGTGGACTTCACTGCTTCTACTGACAAGTTGCGATGTTCTGCAACGAACCCAGTAAACTCTTCGTAAAGTGTGTCAACTTTACCTTGAATATCTTCCAAGAACTCTTTACGGAAACTACCGTTAGCGTCAAATGGAATCTTGTCGTCGCCAGCAGAGATAAAGGTACGTTCATAGCCTTCCATCTCAAGAGCTTTAGAATCGTTCATCAAACGAACCAGAACACCAACTCATCGGCAATTACAGACAAACCGTAGGCTGCTGAAGCGGACAGACCATCTACATAGGTGATGATACGAACGTCGTTTTCAGTAGCCAATTTACGCATGTAATTAGCAGTTGGCATCATCTGGAAGGCTTCACCGCCGCCACTGGAAACACTGAATGCAATAGTCTTTGCACCACTGTCTACAAGGTAGGTAAAGTCTTCTTTAATCTGCTGATACGAAGCACCACCACAATCAAAGCCCATCATCGTGACTGGCTTGTAGGAAAGTGGTCCGTCAATGTTCAGAACAGCAACGCCGATATCTTTGTTATAAGAATATCGGGAATTGCTTTCACGAGATTCCTCAAGAGGAGATTCTAGTTTAAAGTCTTCAGCGTTACGTTGGTTGAGATATTCGATAACAGTTTCAAATGATGCGGGGTGCATTAGATGGGGCGTGTTACAAATCTTTTCTTTCAGTCTGAGTAGTTGATGAGACACTAGGTGTTCTCCGTGTTAGATGTTGAGCTATCCCCGGAAGAACCGTTTGAGCTTCCTGTACCGTTAGGCATTCCTTCAGTCATCCCGGCCCCACTGTTAGATGTTTCCGGTGTCAATTGTTTAGACAACTCTTCAACACTCAAGTCTTCATCGACTTTATAAGGGATGTTAGCTTGATCCATAATCCAGTTAACCACTTTTGGTGCTTTCGGGATTAGGCCGACGGCGGCTGTTCGTTGAATGAACTTAGAAATTTCATCAAGACTAACTTTACCAATCTCACCATAAGTCCATTCTGGCATTACGTCTGTTGACCAGCCGTTTAGCGAAAATATCTGTTTAGCAAGGTCAAAATTAAGCTGAGTTTTAATTTCGTCAAGTTTGGATTGAATAGCCATTTCCACAACACTGATCTTACTTTCAGCAAGGGAGAAGCTGCCTGAGCCATTACTACCAAGAGTAAGGAAGTCTGCAAACAAAGCAGTAAGAATCTCTGCTGTGTAGCGTTGAATAATCAGGTTTGTATCATAAGATTTTTGTCCAGTTACAGACATAATCTCAAACTCAAACATCTTCTTCCCACTCTCATCCAGAATGAGAGGAAGAATCAAACCGGATTCTTTAGCTTGATGCATATTCTTGATTACAGTTTTGTAATGTTCGAACACTGCCTTATCTTCAGGAGTAGCATTTTCAGTCATGTACTGTGGAGGGAGATAAAGAACTTTAAAGCCATTCGAATCTTGAGCTACACTAATGGCCTCCGACTCTTGATAGGCTGTCTTATATTTCCAAGCTGTCCAGCAACCAACTAAAGGAGATTGTCCTTCAGGATTGTTTTTGCTTCCGGTATTACGAAACAACATGAATTTTTTACGGGGGATAAACTTTACACCATCCTCAGTAAAATCAGTTAGCGACTGGTAAGGATTTTCAGCCCTGTTACTTGGGATATTAATACGTTGATTAAGTCCAGCAAGATCACGGCCTTTATTCTTAAATACCCAGCTATCGATAGTATCTTGAGAACGCAGAACAAGTTTCTTTGGAGCAATCAGACCATCGTTATACTGAGAGCCTTTGTCACGATATCTTTGGCGATAAACCTTCTCAACGGGCGCAAAACCATAACGGTTAAAGCTCACTGCTTGTTTGATAAAGGATTTAAAATCATGTTCCATATCGTTCATGCATTGGCGCATAAAGACAGCTTTATCTTTCAACTCTTCTTCATAGCCTTCTGGAATCTTTACTGTCCAGTCCACACGAGAAATCATCATCTCAACATATGCAAGAGCTGGGGCAATAGCACCATCTTTTTCCATACGTTTAAATGTATTAATTGCTTGAGGCCAGCGTAGTTCGTGTGAGCATTCTTCTAAGATTTCGCCGCCCAAAACTTTTAGGCCATTATAACCAGCCTCACCAAGAGCAAGTGCTGGAATATCATTTTCCCCTGCCTCTAGGGAGATTTCTGCTTCGTCAGCCATTTAAGCTCCTGCATTAAGGAAGGGGTTAGGTTGAGTTAAGTTTGCGGAGAGTAGGCCGGATGAGAAGTTTGGAATGATTTGTCTTTGGGCAAGTGTAATAAAAGAATCACTTGTTGCGTCAACTTGGTCATCCTTGTTCTTACGACTTCCATCGAAGCTTTCCAACTCATCGAAATATGTATCGTTCCAATCAGCTTCTACATAGTCAACAAGACCAGCTTCGGCTGCTGCTGCAAACGGTTGAAACCTGATTATCTTGGACTTATTAGATGGACGCATTCTTGCGTAAAATCCATCAGATAGAAGTTCTTTAATCATCATCTGCCCCGCAGCTTTGCCAGCTTGACCGGGTTCTTGTGGGATGATGATTTGTGTGCCTTCAGGGTCAGACTTGGCAGTCTCAATAATCTTAGCCATAACTTCGCCGAACCTTGCACGAAATCTAACTACATCAACTACTATATATCTGCCTTGTTTTGTCTTAGCGATAAGAACACCAGCAGTCCAGTCAGGATTTGGTAGTGCTTCCGATGGAATAGAACCTGCTATATCCCACGCACGACAATAAGAAACTATTTGTTTATCAAAGATGTTAACAGCAGTACAGAATTCTTTTTTCATGAATCCTGCTGCACTTTCCCTTACAAACCAGTTGCCTTCCAAGAGGCGTTTTCGTTCAGTCCCGCGAAGACCCTTTAGCCAAGCAACATACTTAGGATTAACTTCTTCTACGATTTTGTTATCATAAACGTTAGCACTAATGAAGGTAAAAGATAGAGCGTCTTGCTCTCTTACACCGTATTCAGCTAGGAGTTGTTCTTTAGTATCAGCCCAAACAAAATCACCATCCATGAAAGAAAAGTATCTCAACATACCATCTTTTGAACGGTCTGGAGTACCATCTTCTTGCAAGTAAGGTTCTACCCACTTTCTGAGGCCGTGGTCGGCATCAGGATTGCAGGTGATTTTAAGGTGAGGTTTGATCGAAGGGCATGAAGGATTACGCATACGGGACATGATATATTGTATCATATACATCGTATACTGGGTTCCTTCATCGATATAGAAAAGATTCGCTTCAGAACCTTGCCAGTTTACATCTGCTGCATCATTCTCAAAGTGCTTGAGGTAGATTTCAGCACCACTAGCATGAAACACGAACTTACCGTCTTTCGCTCGCCAAGTATATTCATCTGGCTTATATGCTTGACTAAATACACGTTTACACTTAGTTAACAATCCACCCGGACCATTAAGTTGTGGAGTTGTTCGACGTGTCATTACACCAATAAAGTTGGGGATATCTGTGTACTTCAGGAAGTCAATAACGCCGATTTCACTTTTTCCGCTCGCGGCGGCGCCACCGAATAAGGTTACGTCAGCCTCCGAGGCGATATACATACTTTGACGTAATGAACACGGCCCCGGAAGCTTTTTCTCAACAATTTCAGCCACCCAAATACTCCTCTAGAATCCAATCTAGTGAATAATTTTTCAAAGATTCATAAGCCTTTGGATGAATTTTATCCTTCCAATTCTCAGCGTCTGCTTGAACTAGTTTTTCTTTTAATTCTTTATACTCAAGAAAAGACTCCAACTCAGTCTCCCGTCTAGGAAAGTAATGTCTTTTCCCGTCAAAGTTAACTTCTGATTTAAACTTGCCCCGAGATTTATCAAAATTAACACCGGGTAACCAGTTGTATTGAGAGTCTTTCTTAACTTGTTGTAACTGATTTAAGCGTTCGGGTAGAAAGACGCAAGTATTGGGTCCATAAATTTTATTACCCCTAACAAGTAAATCTTTGTCTATTTCCCAACCTTCTTGAAAATAACCAGACTCCATCTGTAGAATAGCCCACTTTTTAAAGTTTTGCAGGTTGTGCCACTCTTTCGACACAGTGCATTCTCTATAAGTTGCTCTCGCATTTAACTTTTTGGCATCATAGCATCTGCTCATAATACCCATCCAAATTCTAGTTATAGCTAACTTCAATGGATCTTCATCATTCAGAGTTGGCGCGCCTAAATACCCTATTCCATATACACTTGGGAATAAGTAATCTTTGACTCGATTATAGCAAATAACAGATCTATGAAATTCACACTCAAAGCCAGTGTTATGGAACCTTACACGAATCTTTTCATCACGTCCGGGATTAGAAACTATCTCATAGGTGCCGTACTTTTCATTGGTAATAACGTCACCAACTTTGAATTTTTGTTTGCTCATACGTGAAACCTCTTACTAGGTTGTGTAGGTGTAGACTATCTTTTTGAGTAAGCAAAAAGAAGACCTTGCAAAGTCTTGTCGTCTACATAATTCTTTTTAGTTTATTCTGTTTGACCAGAAGCTTTTAGATATTGCAAGGTGATGAGCTGCCTATCCCGACCACTAATCCCATACTTCTTCTTAACAGTAGCCTTCAACGTATCCCAATCCATATCATCAAGCTGTTCTTTAGTAAAGATTTCTTGCATAATCTGAAACTGGAAGCCGGGCTTGTTTTCCATCAATTCTTTAGTCTGAAGATACATCCAGCAGCTATGTGGGAAGCGCAGCGCCGGGACTTTATTATCTTCAATCACAGCACCCATATTAGCCAGTTCAACTACATTCTTCATGAAGCTGTAGCCAATGGAATCGCTGCCTGTAACTAGAACCTTATATTCATTCACAATTAATTCTCCGTTGTGTGCAATTCATAAAAGAGATATTACGCTACACAACAGTTGTTTGTCAAGCATATTACAAAATAAACTTAAAATAATTTCAATATGAAGCTACTAATCCTTTAATAGCTTCTCAGAATTACTCTATACAACCATCCTAGCAGACATAGCCCGGAAACGAATTGTAGCACTAGGTGATGTAGCTTTAGGAAGATAGCAAGTGAGACGTAACCTTGCATCAGTCATATTAGCCAGTGCTGTTACAGGGGGAGTTTTGCGTACCCCTGAATGGGCAACGCTGGGCAGTACGCTTGGAGATTGATATCTATCACAATCCCACAATGTGGTACTGATTGTTCCGTCAGTTACATACAGACCAAGTTGTAAGCTCTCAACGTTTGTTGCACCTGCATCAATCTCAAACTCTACAACACCTTCATAATTATTTCCTGCAATCATGTTAGTATGAATAGAAATTTGACGTGCAATATCCACTGCTGCGTTAGCTGTAGTAGGGCCACCTGCAATAACACACTGTGTCCAATTGCCTGTAGCTGTTGTTACAGAGCTATAAGACAGAGTGACTGCTGTGGTTCCCGTAGCTTTAGTGCTCGTGTAACCATCTGCCAGAACGTTAGTATTCCCAGCAACACCTGTCACACCACCTAGCAATGTATCTGCTGACCAAGCACCATTCGTTACAGTGTCTGTGGTAGCAATACTATTACCTTCTGTACCTGTAGCCAAAGCTGTCACAGTGAAAGCAGAGGTATCTGTAGCAATAACAGCGCTAACTTGGGTGTTAGCTACCGTACCTACAGAATAGTTTGTACCGCTCCCCGAACCACCATTAATTGCGTTAACAATACGACTTACCATCGTACTATTGGTGCTACTACGCAAGATCTCATTAGCCACTGTAGGGGCTGTAGAGAGTGCAGTCTTAAGAGTGTAGGTTGTACTACCAATCGTAATCGTTTGACCGTCTGTGTGAGTCCCTGTGAACGTAAATGTTCCAGAAGCTGCTACAGCCGTAGTACCACCAGAAGGTGTGGTAAACATCATGGGGTTGGTAGTAATAGAGCCACTGACATTGGTTGTAGCATCGTACAAATCAGCATTACTTACGGGAAGAACACCTACCAAGGGCTTGATTACACTCAACACCTCACCAATGGCCTTGCCTTGATAGAACGCACCCAATTGGAGGTTGTGTAAGCCATCAGATGTATAAGTCAGCTTTGCATCTGCTGTAGCAGAGGTAGGATTAACCAAATACTTCCAAGTGTCTACAGGATAGACATTAGCCTGTTTTAGCTGAAGAATCCAGCGTCTAACTTGCATGTGATTAGCA